GGCTGCAATAGCATGTGAAGGCAGGGAATCTTCTGCCCTCTCCGACTCTACCGAGTCGGTGCCAATTCTCCACCCTGGTTGTCAATGCACAAGGATTTTTGTGCATCTATTGTCAACCTCGGTACCGGATTATTCACCCAGTACGAAGAAAGGAGGTCAACACTCGAGCTGCGCGGGACACCGATGAGATCATCGTAAGAGACAACATCGCCCCTCCTCAGAGAGGAAAGGCGTAGAGTCTCGAACAAGCGGATCTTATCATCGATAACTGCTTTACGCCCTTTTCTTGGACGTGAAACAGCTCGTCTGATTAGTATTTCCTCACATTGGTACCAAGGACCTTTCTTTCGAGAGGTCTTAAAGCGCCATTGTGCCCGGAAATTATCCGGAACAGGAGAATACACGCAACCGAAACCATCCTCTGAGAAGAGGGGAGGAGCGGCGGAATCATCAGAAAGCAAAGCTCTGATGACCCAAGCGCGTAACAGACGAAAATCGTAGACATGGCAAGAATTAGCCAAGTCTTCGAGTCCCGTAAACAAAGCAGCGTGAACGGATGTCCACCGCTGAGGAGGGGATGCGAACCCCCTCGACAGTCTCATCGGTGTAACATCAACCCCATCATAGCCTTCAGATCCACAAGACTCGCGAAAGCGAGAACCTGGGCCGAAGGACTTGGAGCTGTTGGCAATAAAACCAAGAGAACCAAGTATCCGAAGCGCATCTTCGTACAGCGCAGACGGAACTATGATATCGTCACCGTACACACGGAAATTAGGATGGTATCCTAAACCTTCCCGATGTGCACGCCGAACGGTCAACTCCATAGCACATGCAAAAATAAGCGTTTCGACAGGGAAGCATAATGCACTCCCCATCGGCGCATACTTTGCAACCCTCATTACCTTTTCAGAAGGTAGCAGGACGGTTTTAGACCGCAAAGCTATCAGAAAAGGATAAAGAGGCGTGTTACGGAATACGGCTTTTACTAAACTCAAAGTCACCGTATCACTGGCACTTGACAAATCAATTGTCGAGTACTTTTGATTCGATGAACTTTCCACAGCAAGTCGAGCATTTCGACCCTGATTATGAAGGGTGATATGCTTTGATAAGGTGGGATTCGACTTTATATAAAAGTCGATCACACCAAAGATACCCTGTTGCAAATATTGCAACGTAGCGGGCTCTTTGCTGATGGTACGTCGGGTCTTCATACTTTTCGGTACGTAGACCAGCTGCGACACTCTTTCCCACTTTACAGGGGGAAGAGGGTAGTAGGAAACGACGTCGAGCCCTGCAAACTTCGCAAAAACGTAATCAATCAATTGATCGGTGCCGAGAAATCGGTACTTATCAAGAGACAATTGCGATCTTGCGGTTTCATAAGTACCACCAGGACCATGATGTGGCATGAAATTTTCCTCAGTAACTGAGAAATCCTTCATCCACTCAATCATGATCGCGTTCATCTCACTGAGATAAACGGGTGAATACTCTATAGTTTGTAGGTAAGCCTCAAGTTCTTCATACTCATTTTCAAGATCTATTTCTAGGTCCTGAAGAGAAATATGAGTAAGAAAAGAGAAGAATTGAGAGCAAAGGTAAAAGTCGCCAGCAGAAGGGTTCTTGAGAAAACTTTCAAGAACCTTTCTAATCGGAAGAAGAAACATCCCAACAAAGGGATATTTCTCACTTAATGAGCGTTTAAACTCATTAAAGTCTGTAGGCTCTGAGACATGTCTCAAAGTCGTTACAGCATCCGATAAAAAGGAACCTACATCGTGAACGTCCAGTGAACACACAAAGTGTGCCCACGCGACTAACTCACGGTAGGTACCGATTCCGCTGAACCGAGAGGAAAGATCTGTGAGATGAATTGCACACATCACTACAGATTCCGTGAATGTATGCAAATCTCTATCTGACAGGTTGGTACCATGCCAGCACACAGACTTGCGCCTTAACGCTGTTAAGACGTCTTGCCAGGCAGAGCATGTCTGACTTAATGTCTGTGACATAGTACTGTCACTCCTCCGTAACGGTGCGTACATGTGACACCGTCCGTGAGTCACAATAAGACTTATCCTTCAAAATGATATACTCCTTTACGGAGTGCTCATTGAAGGTTTCAGTCCTTTTGGACTTCACGGATGGGCGGTCAGATGTACTGGCCAGTGTCGTTCCAATAAGGCTTAAGGAGATGAGACCTATTACTAGGCCTACAATCCCCTTAGACCTTGGCGACGGCACCATGGAGGAGAGCTGTAATGCCATCATTCAACGTTGCATCACCCTGCTGCCCAAAGGCAGCAATAGCACGCTCAAGGAGATGGAGCACCACATCGGCGCTCGCATACTCTGAGATCGGCGTATTGGTGATAATTGCAACGCGATACGGGGCATACTGGACAAAGGAAGGATCATCAGAATCGGTGATCTTATGCAGCTCCTTCAGTTCGATAACAGTATCGAGGCCCCTCTTAGAGGGGAGCATCGAACCCGTTTCGACTGAGGTACCAGCATAGACGTTCGGTCGCGCGGTCTGCGTGATCCGCAACGTCGATTCCTGGTCCAGAGGACACGTTACGTCGGTATAAATGACCTGGCCGGGCTTGGAAGAATCGATAGCCACAAAATCGGCATCGAAATTCACAGGCGCGACCGGAAAGGTCACCGACGGAACGCCAGCAACAGCAGTACTTGTGGGGCCATAAGTGACGACTTTCGTCATCAGAATGACTCCTTTCTGACCGGATTAAACCCGATCGGTAGGGTGCCTATCTCCTACAGACGTTGGAGAACTAGAGCACCAGATTCGACCCAATGTGATATTGGGCCAGATCCAAACTGAAGAGGGTCGACGGTCGGAAGTGGTACCTCCGACGTGATCCACCGATGATATTGCTTGATTGCAACATCACCGGTAACCGGATACTCCGGTACTAGAACCGTGCTAGAATATACCGCTTGCCACTTTGAACTTAACACGCAATGATGGACGGGAAAATAGTTCTTCACGTCCAGATAGCGTTGTTCCTGTTTCAATACATCTCCGAAGCCGACAAACCAGTCGACTACGAAGGAGTACGGAATCAGGTCATGTAAGTTCGCAGGTGCAGGGTATACGCCCCAACGCTTATATTGCCCGATAAGTGATTGGATAAATCCCATCAACGAATCAGGATACGCTCCACATTCCACCGTGATGGTGGCAGTGTAGGAGCTCAATATAGCGTTTGGGACATCTAGCGGAACTTCTCTTCTAGAATGTAGCCGATTGTTCAAGGGTCGCGCGGCAAGTACGCCGGTCCCTTTTGCAATACGCTTAACGTCAGAAACGTTAGGCAATACAGCATACTTCGAAAAGAGATACAACGATGACATAGGATTAAACATCTGAGCGAATTCACGCTTAGACATCTTTCCAGTCCTAACGAGCGAGTGAAAGAGGCGTTTAGCACGCTTCCATCCAGGCACGTTAGTGAGCCCTTTCCACAAAGAGTGGAAATGGGTCCAATCGTTGATATCGACAACTAACAAAAGAATGTTAGAGTCGATAAAGTTCTTCTGCCTCGCGCATTCTACCGCCAATTCGCCGAAGTCAACAGGTTCGACTACTTCGAATGGGTGATAGTTTCGCAATGGAGCTAACTTAGCAAAAACCTCGTTAGAGATTGATGCTGGGTCGCCCCACGAGGATACCAATAAATCGGAATAGCCAAGAGCCTCGGCTCCTACTATTCCTTTATTGGTATTATACCACGCTACCAGATCGCCAGTCACGTGTGACTGGGACTTCAATAGCTTGATGATACCACCTACTCTATAATAGAGTGAGGTGATACCACCACCTGTTGAAATCGATATGGGAGCACCATTCTTAGTCGCAGAAGCAGCAATCACGGTCCAATCGACGATAAGGTAATCGTCAATATAGATCCATTGAGAGCTGCAAGTGCGAGTGGCCGAGTAATGGTCACCTTGGTAAAGGACATCAGACCATACAAGCTGATAAGTACCAACACCAGCATGTAGGCCCCATTCCTCTACCGCTCGATACGGAATAAAAACTCCGTTCGAGCGTTTGGCACGTGGAAAAGTTCCCACAATGTCAACAAGATAAGAATGATTGGAAAGCATCAGGTCCCCAGAGAGAGAAGTATGATATACCTCTTTATCTCTCATGTGACCAACTGCGGCTTTTTCACCGCGATGCATGTAACCATATTCACGTTCAAAAACGTAAGTAAGGTTACCAGAGATAGCCGATAACAAGATAGCAGGAACTGATCGGGTTTGACCCAACCAGGAAACCGCAATATCTTGTACCGGGTACCTCTTTCCAAGTGGTGATTCAGAAACGGTTAAAGTGATCATTGTCACCTCCCTTCAGCGGGAGCAGGGATTATCCCTGCATAGGGCCCTTACG